GGCCGGCGGCGACGGCCGTCCGGAGGCGGCGCCGCGTGAGAACAGGCGGCTCCGCCTCCAGGTAGCAATCCAGGTTGGTGGGCGTGTCCCCGTCGAGCGCCACGCTGACAATGCCTTTGTCTTTGTAGAGCGCCGTCCCCAGGCACAGATCATGCGTGTGCTGGCAGTGGTAGCGGATGCGCACCTGGTCGCCCGTGGTGTTGGTCACCCGCGCGAAGCCACGCCACAGGTTATTCGCATCCTGCAGCGCCCAGCCGCTACCGGCGTACATGGCCCAGCGGTCGCGGCTGCCGACGCGCACGCTGCCCGGGCCCGCCACTTTTAGCAGCAGCTTCTCGTTCAGATCGGTGCAGCCCCAGTTCGTGAACGTGGCCGTCCATTCCGTGTCCGCATAAGCCGTGCCGTTGGCCAGCGCCGGTGCGAAGGTCAGCCAGGCCTCGCGCAGTTGGTCCACGCCGCGCGCCGTGAAGTCGATCGCGACGCGCCAGGTGCAATCGCTGCTGCCGCCCGCCAGCGAGTACTCCGCGGCGTCGAAGGTGAGGTTGGCGTTCTTCCAGAGCCCGTAGACGGTGAGCATGTTCCCGTCCTGGCCGCCGCGCTGGGCCAGGTAGCGGACGCCCGTTTGCGTGCCGGCGCTGGCCGTCAACGTCAGCGACGTCGCCGAGGCCACGGAATCCACCGTGTACGCCGTTCCGTTGATCCAGATCGCGGAGCCCGCCGGCACGGCCGTGAACTTCTCGCCGCTTACCCACGTCACCGCCGTCCCCGCCGTGTTCACCGTTCCCAAGCGCGCGGCCTTCACCGTCAGTGCAGCGCCGCTGGATGTGGCCATCAGCCCCAGCGTGGGCGAGAGCGCCGGCCAGTTGGCTGTGTTGATCTGGTCGCGCAGCGCGGCGGCCACTGTGGCCGCGGTGACGCCCGTGGCCGGGTTGGGCACGATGTAATCGAAGGCGATGTTGTTCAGCCACAGCGTGACGCGGTCGAAGGCTTGCAGGCCGTTGTCCACCACGGTGATGGTGGCCTGCGCCGGAGCAAAACTGCCCGCCTGCAGCGTGGCGTAGTCCCACAGCTTCACCGTCGCGGTGGATCCGTCCGCGCGCACGCAATCGAGCGTCGCCCAATCGATCCAGTTGAACTTCGGCGAATCGATCGGCTGCAGGCCCGCGTAGTGGAGATCGAAGCTCAGCACCACGCCCGTGAAGTCGAAGTCCGGCAGGTAGCGCAGCGTGTAGTGCTCGAAGAAATTGTCCGCGTCCCAGATCTTCAGAACCGCAAAGTCCGCCATATCGCGGAAGACGCCGCTCACCGTAAAGCCGCCGGCCGTCACCGAATGCAACGCCGCCGCGGCGCCCCGGCGGTCAAAGCCGCGAAGGTTCAGAGTGCAACGCGGATCCAGCTTCGCAAGCGTGGACGGCTGGGACCAGGTGGGCGGCGGCATGGCGGAGAGCTGCGGCTAGCGAGTGCTGGCGATAGGTGCTGGTGGCGTCGCGGCTGCGCCCTGCGTTGTGGGCGCCTGCCCGCTGGCCGGCGGATCCTGTTTGCCGCCGTGGCCACGCAGCAGCGCCACCAACGCACCAAAGGCCGTCATCAGCACATAGTGGCCGTGCTCCACGTGCAGCGCCGTCATTGCCACGCCTAGCACCGAGAGCAGCAGCAGAATCGCAATCGCCCCGCCGGGCGTATCCAAGTGATCCAGCATCGCAAGCCTCCCTTACAGGTAAATCGTTACGCTCAAGGCCGCGCCGGGGAACGTCGTTCCCACGGCGGTCAGGTCGATCGACAGGTTTTCGCCGGCCACCAGGTCCGCGGCTTCATTGATCTGTGTCACGGTCGACGAAGCATAGGTCTGCCCGGCCGGAATCGTCAGCGTCATCCAAAGCGCGGCGCCCTGACGGATCTCCACCGTCAGGTCCGCGCCCACTGGCGCCTGCTTCACTTCCGCCTTCACCGCGTTCGCCGCCGCCGTCACCAGCAGGCTGATGCGCGGCGCCAGGTCGCTGCCAATCGCCAGCGCCCCGTCCACATACATCTGAATGCCCGATTGCGTGTGCCCCACCGGCAACGGGTCGTAGTAGAGGTAGAAGTCCCGCACCTGGTTCATCGCGTCGAAGCAGGCGTTGCCGCCGCCGTCGACGGGAGCCACCATGCAGAGCAGCGGCTTCCGCGAGAGGCCATCAATCGGCACCGTGAACTTCACCGTGGGATTCACGCTGGCGTTCACGTCGATCGATTCCGTGCGGTGCACCACCGCCCAGTCCGGCTCCTCCACCACGAAGCGCGATGTCGCGTCGGGCTGCACGTCCCACGGGGTTTCGAGGCTGATTGTGTCCGCCGTGTTCCCCGCGATTGTCACCACCTGGCCGCGGCCCCTGCCCGCGATCATGCGCACCAACTTGCCCTCCAGCTCGCCTGCTGCCAGGCCCAGCTTCGGTTCCGTCACCGATTTTGCGTTCCAGGCCGAGGGCTTCGTGCGGAACACGAGCCGGTACTTCTGCCCGGGGTCGAAGGTGAGAATGCCGCTGGCCGTAGGCCCGTAGCCGGCGTCCAGCGTCAGCGTGTCGGCCGTGTTCGAGAGCACGCGCCAGCTCCAGCCGCGCGGCCAGTCGTAGCCGCCCTGGTCATGTCCCAGTTCGCTCACGTCGTAGCCAGCCCATTCGTCCACTGTCCATCCGGCGCCGTCCACGGTGATCGTGGTGGCCGTCGCGGCGGTGGGCACGATCTCCGCCACGCCCGCGCGCACCAGGCGCTTCAGCCGGATCTCGATCGCGTTAAACTCCGGGTCAGGCATTGGGCTGATCGCCAAGTAGGGATCGATCGGGCCAGCGAAGGTCACTGCGGGCGGCGCACCGAGGGCGGAGGACTGATACAGAGGGCGGAAGGGGTCCGTGCCCACGTAGAGGCTGTAGAGTTCGGTCCCTGACTGCCACTCGATGCCCGGGACACTGATCGTGTTGGTGTTGGTCCCCAACGGCACCTCAATCACGCAGGGTTGGGAAGGCCTAGAGACCAGACCTGTGCCCTGGGCCACCAGCCAGCACCAGTAGGTCTGCCCGCCGGGCAGGCTGCCGCCGGTCGGCGCTGTGCTCCCCTGTGTGGGCACAAAGGGCGGCGCCAGGTCAGGGCCGAAGGTATTGGTAGGGAGGGTCACTTCGACGCGGAATCGACGGCCATCGCCGGTGTCGTTCTGGATCGGCGTAAAGTAGCGCTCGTATCCGGTCAACGGATCGGGATTCGCTAGCGCCCGTTGTCCCACTTGTCCCAAAAGTGGCCACGGCGGACGGGCCTCCCCGTTGCGGCGCTGCCCACTGTAGCGCGGCGCGTCCTCCTGGCCCCAGGTGTCCAGATACCATTCGTCGCTATGCCAGCTGGCCGTGATTTTGCACGTTTCGAAGTTCGCCGCGGGCTGGATCCGCTGGATCCGCACCAGCTGGTTGGCGATTCCCAACGCGTCCCAATCCAAAACGCACAGCGCGCCCATCCACAGGTGGACCGCCTTGAACGTGGTGTCGAACTCGAAGATCAGCGTCCCGCCGGGGTCGCCCGCCGGGAAGTTGCGCGGGTTTCCCCGCAAGGCTTCGGCGAAGTGTGTGCCGATCAGCCGTCGCGCCTGGTCAAAGCGCGTCACGCCCTCCAGCGGGAAGTTGCCTGCCACGTCCTGGCTGCTGTTGCGCACCAGGGCGTCGGTCTCCACCACGGTCAAGGAATCCTGGGCGTAGCCGTTCTGCGCGTCCTGATAGGTGACGCTGATGCGGTTCGGGCTCTCCGTGTTGGCGCGTTGCACCACCCGCAGGGTGCTCTGCCCGCCGCGCCGCACGATGTTCGCCTCGCTGAATCGGTACGCCGCGTATCCGTTGGCCGCGCTGCCGCTGGGCTGCTTGCTGGCTACCGCCGTGTTGTAGTTCGATCCCGCGACGGGCGCAGGCTGCTGTGCCGCCAGGGTCTGCCGTACCAGTAAGCGCAGCTTCCCGCCGGCGTCACTGTTCGGCACCAGCAGAAACCGGCCGTTGTTGCGCGTCGCCCGGATGATGTCCGCCGCGCTGCGCCGCTGCCGCAGCACCAGGCTGCTCGCGAATCGCTGGTGGCTGTTCGCGTTGCCGTGTTGGTCTTTGTAGCTGATGGTGGCATCGCACACCGCGGCAGCAGCGCGGAAGCTGGCGATGTCCAGGTCCGCGTAATCCCAGCCGCCCCACACCAACAGGTCCATCAGTTGCCATGCCGGGTTCGTGTAGCCAGGCCAGCCCTGCAGGCTGTGCGTGGTGTCGGTATCGTAGACGCGCAGCTTCGGCCCGCGCACCAGCACCCGCACCCGCGGGGTCTGGCTGCTGCTAACCAGCTGCTTGTAGACCACGATGGCGATGGTCGCCATGCTGCCGTAAGGGTCGCTGGTGGGCTGCCCCGCGCCATCCGTCCAGCCGGGCAGCATGTTGGGCGCGCCGCTGCGGCCGCCCTGCGTTACCCAGTACCAACTGAACAGCGGGTCACGGCCCTGGAAGGGCACCTCGACGTCGTTTACGATCACCCGAGTGACGCCCTCCACGGGACCGTAGCACAGGATCGCCTCGAAGCGGGTGCTGTTCGGGTCGCCCACGATGTTGGCGATCACCGGCTCCACCCATCCTTCGCCGTAGACCATCGGCACCGGATCGTTGTACTTCGGTTCGTTCGGGCTGTTCAGCCCCTCCTCAAACTTGCCCGTGCTGAAAGCCCGGCCGCGCCACGATTGCGGCGGATCCCACTGCACGCCGCCGAAGCGGCCAGTGATGCGCACCAGGCTGTCCTGGCGGTACATGCCGCGGGCCTGGCACTGCTCTTTGCTGTAGTTGCAGTCCGTGAACGGCACGCCGCCGTTCAGGTTCCCGCGCGCCGCCGCCGTGCCCCCGGGTGCGTCGGCGTCCGTCACGTCCGGGGAATAGCCACACTCCCAGAACCAGCTATCGGCATCCACCGCCCCGGCCACCCGCTGCGCTTTGTTGCGCGGGAATACCCACGGGCAGCGCTTCTGGATCCGGACGGGCGGCAGCGTCACCTGCTGCATGTTCATTAGGCTGGTGGCCGTCAGCACCAGCTGCGTCTCTTCGATCTGCGGGGAGCTGCACACGCCCAGGAACTTGGTGACGGCGTCGCTGCTAAAGTCGTTTTCCCCGACGTTCCAAAACACGAAGGTCAAGGCCAGCTTGGCGCCCTTGAACCCGCGCGGCTGCTCGTAGTTCGTCCACAGCCACTGGTCCGCGTCGTTCAGCGCCAGGGTTACCTGCGGGGCCAGGTCCACCCCGCCTTCGCTCAGCGCCTGGACCGCCGCGATGTCCTGGTTCAGGACGCGCGACAGGTAATCGTGCCCGAGGTACTGGAAACCGCCGTCCGACGTGCGCAGGCCGTGCGTCGCCAGGCGCAACACCGTGCCATCGGCGAAGGTAATGGTTGCCAGCAGCAGCGGCTGGTAGGTCAGCGCCTGCTCTTTGGCTGAGTGAATCGATCCGACGGGCACTAGCGAGTCTCCACGATCGGTACCGATACCTGGTGTTGGTCCGGCCCTAAGCTCCTCACCGACAGCACATCCGTGTCGAATCGGCACTTCGTGCGCAACCCCCAGTTGGCCGGACTGCGCTGGTAGGCGCCCGGCCCGGGCATGGGTGCGCACTGGGCACCGAACAATTGAATCGTGCTCGCGTTCCAGGTGCCGAAGCCGCCGATCAGCATCCGGATGGCGGAGCTGCTCGAAAGTGTGTGCGCGTGGTGGATCCGCAGCCACGTGTTAAGCGGCAGATCGAAGGTCTGCGCGGAGAGCACGGTGAAGCCGCTATCAATCAGGCCGATGGCCAGCGATTGCGGCGCCGTCGACCTGGCCCACACGCTAGCGCACAGCGTCAGCCCCGCGCCCTGGCCCTCCGGCAGCACGCTGGCCGCCAGCATGCTGTTCGCGCCGCTACCCGCGCAGCTCCGCGCGCGGCCGCCGCCGAAGGGGTCAGTCACCGCAGCGCCCACGCTGACGGTGTACTTCTCCCACTGGGGCACGGTGAAATCGTCGCTGTACTGCGCGAGGTTCCCGCCGGGATCCAGATAGGTGAACTCGCCATAGCGCCCGCCCATCTGCGCGAAGAATGCCTGCAGCGTCGCCAGCTCGTCATCCGTCAGGTGCTGGTAGTTCAGCACCCAGCGCCGCAGTGGCTCGATGCGCCAGCTGCGGCCGAAGCGCCGCCCGGTGGGCATGTCGGCCAGCGTCGTCAGAGCCTCCTGGCTGCTGGCGTAGGGCCGCTGCACCGTCAGGCCGCCAGAAATCAGTTGAGGAAAATAGGCCATCAGTCCGTCCGCACCTGGCGCACCCGCATCTGCAGGCTGAAGCGGTCCGGCTTCGTCTCTGTCCAGGTAATGTCGTCTTCGTCAAACGTCAGGTTGGCGTAGGTGCTGCCGCCCAGGGTCAGGTCCCAGGTGCTGTCCCAGCGGCCCTTCATGCTGCGGAAGAACTCCAGGACGTTCGCCAGGTCATAGCCGTCGATGTTGCGGAAATCCAGCGTGAACCCGGCCAGCGCCCTGTGCTGCCGCCAGCGCTGCTCGCTGTCATCGCAGAACTGCACCACACCTGTGCCGTAGCGGGTGTCGCGCTGCGCGCCGTACTTCGTCACGGCGCCGCTGCGCAGGGCAGGGAAGCTGGCCATGCTTGTCTACCGACGATCTGCTAGTGGACAAACACCAGGCCGCGCATCGCGTCGGCCACATCGTGCCCGCCGTGGATGGCGTGCTTCACCGCGTTGCCGATGTCCTCGGCGCGGTCCAGGAAGCTGCGCGAGTCCATCGCGCTCACGTTCACCGTAACCGGCTGCATCACCCGGATCTCGCCCCGGCGGTTGTAGTCGATATCCCGCCCGTACTGGTCGGTGAAGCGGTCCACGCCCACCGGGTCTGCAAAGCGGCTGCGCTCCAGCGTCCGGCCGATCTCGTCCGCGCGCTGCTTCTTTGGGTCCGGCATCATGGCGCTGATAAAACCTGCCATCAGCGCTCCCGCCTGCAGGAAGGGCTGCTGCGGCCCCGGAATCATGGCAGCCACGCCCAGGGCGCTGCCGATCGCGTTGGTGGTGCCACGCGCCCCGCCCTGCTGCAGGCCCTGGTAGATACCCAGCGCCCCCAGCCCTGCGATGGCGCCGGAAGCGCCAATGTTCGCCACGCGCGCCCCGGTACCGGTCAGGCCCATGGCTGAGGCACTGGTCGCCGTGCCGCTCCCGGTCTTGATCGAGTAATCCCCGCTGCGGAAGCCCGCGAACAGCCCCGCCGTCAACGGCGAGGCCAGGCCCGATAGAATGCCGCCCACCTGGCTGCCTGTGGCTGACTGAATCAGCCCACCGCCCGGCAACCCCACGCCCGTGCTGCCGGTCAGCCCGGGAATCCCCAGCGCGCCCAGCAGACCGGTGGTGCTGCCGCTGGTCAGCCCCGGGATCGTCGCCCCAGCTGCCACTGCCGTGTTGCGTTCGAGCGCCAGCGTGTTGCGCTCCGTGGCCGTCGTGTTGGCCGCCGTGGAGCTCTGCGCGTTCTGCGCGTTCTGCGGATCAAACAGCGTGCCCTTCAATAGGCCGCCCAGCCCAGAGGCCGCGCCCACCTGACCCAGCGTGCTGCCCACCCGCTGGAAGATGCCCGCCGATGCGTTTACGAATAACTGGCGCTTCAGGATGTTGCCCTGCCCGCGCAGGAAGTCGCCGAAGCCGCCGCCGCCGCGCATCGTCAGTGCGTCGTAGACCTGCCCGGCCTGCTGCCTGTAGTCCTCCAACTGCCGACGCTGAAACTCCAGGATGCCCACCAGACGCTCCTTGCGCGCCTGGTCCTGCTGCTCCTCGTAGCGCGCCCGGTCCTTGGTGATCTTGAACTCGCGCTCGGCCGCGTCCAGGCGCAGCACCGCAATCTGGTTGATCGCCGCCAGCTCGCCGCCGGGTCCGGCCGTCAGCCGGGTAACTTGCTCCTGAAACTGTGTGTACTGCTGCAGAGCCCGCACGCGGCGCTCCTGGAACTGCGCCAGGATGGCCTCGTTCTGCCGCGGATCCACCGTCGATTGCTGCGCCACTGTGCGCAGCGCCCCGTACTGAAAGCCCGTCGTGTTCAGGTCCACCATGCTGGACTGCGGAGCGATGCGCGCCCCGGCCCGGCCGAACGCGCCCTGGAAGGCCGTGGTGGCGGCCGCCGTTTCCCCGCCTGTCAGTGGCCCGTACTTGCGTACCAGATCCTGCAGCCGCGTCTGCGTCCCGGCGATCAGCCTCGCCAGCGGATCCAGCCCCTGCTGGTCCAGCGAGTCGATCAGTGATCCAAACTGGGCGTTCCGCTGGTCCGTCAGGTCGCGCGGCCCCCGCGGCGGCTTGGGCGGCTTGTCCGCAGGCGCAGACGGGAAGGTAGCTTCCAATCGCGCATCGACCATGGCCATCCAGACGTCCTGCGCTTCGCGGGGATAAGGCACCTGCAGAAACTCCTGATGGGTTCTGCGCATGTCCGCCTCGGAGTCTACGGTCTGGCCTAACGCTTGCATATCCAGCGCCACACCGCTAGTGCGGCTGGCACCGAGCCCAGGCCGACGCTGGCCGACTAAGGCGTCTGTGAATGCCGCCACAATGGGTATCACGATCGGCGCGATTTCAGCTGCCAGCTGCTTCTTGAATCCGTCCCAGGCGATAGCCAACCTGTCGATTTCGTCTCCCGCGTCCTTCAGTCTCTTGTGTAGGTTCTCATCCAGAACCGCGCCAAGTTTCTGTGCTTCGTCTTCAAACTCCCCGTACTTCTCCAGCAGCAGCTGCATTTCCCTGGCTCCATCCCGCCCCAGTAGCGTCTGGGCAAGAGCGTACCGCTTGGTTTTGTCCTCTACGCGCGCCAGCGCCGAAACCGCATCGTTCAAAACGTCGGTGTAGTCTCGCTGGTTGCCGGAGAGATCCCGCGTACTTACCCGCAGCTCCCGCAGCACCCCCACCACCTTCTTGCCGCTGCCGTTGGCATCCTCCAGAGCGGCGGCCACGCGCGCGGCGCCGCTTTCCAGCGCGCTGGTGCTGGTCCCCGCCAGGCGCGCCATCGCCTGCCACTTCTCTGTCTCACCGATCGTCAGGCCCAGTGACCTGGCCAGTTTGTCCGTGTCCTGCGCCAGTTTGCCATACTCGGCCACCAGGCCCACTACGGCCTTCGCTGCCAGCCCCAGCCCGCTCACCAGGGCGCCACCGGCGAGTCCCGCCAATCGAGATGTTGCCGCCACTGGTTTGTCCAGAGCCGCGCCCATCGCGTCATACGCTACGTTGATCCGGTGGACCTGCTCCTCTGACTTGCCGAAATCGGCAATGGCGAACTTGCGAAGCTGCTCAATGCGCGCAGTGCCTGTTTTACCAGCCAGCGCCGCCTGGCGCTCGAGTTGCGCGATGGATTTCTCGGTCGCCTGGTTGAGTCGCTGCGTCTCTGCCGTCGCGCGCCGCGCACTGTCCAGCAGGGACCCAATACCGACATCGTATTTCACCCGAGAACGCTGTAGCTTCTGGTAAATCTCCTCTTGTCTCGCTGCCGCGTCACTCATGCGCTGGAGCGCCGCAGTGCCCTGACCCAGCGGCTGAGTGCTCTGGCGTACTTCTTCCGATACGCCCTTCACAGAGCGCGTGATGGCATCCAGTTGCTCCTTGCCTTCCGTCTGAACCCGGAACAAAAGCTCTACACTTTCTGCCATCTCAGTCCCTCATCGCCCGCTCGGCTTCCCACTTCGCCTGTTCCGTCCGCTGGTGCTCGATCTCGAGCACATCAAACAATTCCACCTCGCGTGCCGGCCACGCCGCCAAGTCCGCGCCCCAGGCCGCCGCGCCCGCGGCGTCTTGCATTCGCTTCCCGCGCACAAACCGCTCCACGTCGGCCCGCGTCGCCTCATCGATCCGTGACACCGGGCACTCGCGGGTGCTAACGCCCTCGATCGTGTACAGCGCCCCGTGGTCGCCCCGGTAATCGGGCATCCAGGTTTCCGGCGCGTCTACGCTGGCTCCCAAGAAGTGCTTCCGGCAGATCCTTCGTTCGTGGAATCGCTGCCGCTGGCAGGTGGCGCAGCGGTACCGGTCGTTGGCCCAGCCACCTGTGCGCCAGAAGTGGTAGGCGATCCGAAATTTTCGCGTTCCACCGGGGTCAGTACGCTTTCCGCCAGAATCGCGTCGGTGATCTCGCGCACCAGGTCCGGCGGCCCCGCATCGCGCAGCAGCTGCGCGTCCGGATCCGCGCCGTCAATCGTCAGGCCCTCCACGCGCACGAAGCACGCGCCGAAGTACCCGGGCTGGATGTCGCATTCCTGCACCAGCGCCTGGTCATCCAGGATGCGCGCCAGGCGCGCCCGTTCCGCCGACGTTAGTTCGCCCATCGTGATCTGCTCGATGGGCTTCCCCAGCCTCTCGGCCATCGTCGCGTCCAGGTCCTCACGTTCCTGCGCCAGGTCGCGCAGCCGCGCGAAGGCGGGCGCCAGCTTGCGCCGCAGCTCGATGCGCATTCCTTCGCTCATGCGTCGGAAGGTGTATTTCACGCCCGCGCAGGCCTCCGCGTCTCTGGTGATCGTCGATGTGTAGTTCACCCGTTCCCCCTGATGCGCGGTTGGCGCAGCTGCTCTTCGTGGCGCACGGCAAACGCAGCCATCTCCCATGCCGCACGGATTTCCTCTGCCAGCTCCGGCCATTCCGGGATCCGTGCGCCCGTCACCAGGCTCTTGCCATCGGAACAACGGCGGTATGCTTCGTACGCAATTTGCCCATACGTCTTCACAGGCCCTCCTGGATCAATCCACGCAGCGGCACATCCGCCGCAATCCCCACAGCCCGCGCCACGTGCGCCGTGTACGCCTGCGGATCGTTATCCCCGTGCCCCTCGGGCGCGTAGCGATGGATCGCTTCGCGCAGCGTCCTGCCCTCGCGCATCCGCCGCATCCACCAGTCCTCCGCCGCGCGGAAGCCCTCCGCCGCCGTGGCGTACTGCTGCAGGCGGAACTGCCCGGTGGCGCGGTAGTGCGCCAGGTCCATGATGTTGCCTGGATTGTTGTGGCGCTGCGCCGCGGTCGGGTGCATCATGCGCCGCGCCCGCGCCTGCGCGGCCGTCACGTAGAATCCCTCCATGCGCGCGCAGGCCTCCGCCAATTGCCGGGCGAAGGTCCGCGCTGCGCTGGGGCTTGCCATGCTTAGATCACCGTCAGCCGCACTTCGTCCAGGGCACCCGGTGTGGTGCCTGTCGCGCGGCCACTGTAGCTGCGCACGAAGCGCCGCTGGCCATCGTCCAGCGTGGGCTCGTTCAGCTGCACGCCGTTCAACTGGAACACGTAGACGTTCCCCAGGATGGTGCCGATCTGCAGCACCAGGCTGATGGGCGTCTTCGCCAGCGCGGCCGCGTACAGCGCCTTGGTCCCCGCGTCGTCGCGGTCGTGGACGCTGAAATTCACCGTCACGCTGCGCTCGTCGCCTTCCGCCTCCTCCGGGTAGTAGCTGCCAAAGTTGTCCTTCACCAGGACGTTGCCGGGCGCAATCTCGATCGTCGCTTGGCGGATGTTGCTGATGGTGCTTCCCGCGATCACCGCCCGCCCCGTGAAACCGGCAATGATCCCGCCGTCCGTCGGCAGCGTACCCGTGGGCTCCGACGGGAAGGACGTTAGGCCGCCGCGCTGGATCAGGTCCGCTGTGGCGAAGGTGTCGGAATCCTGCACCCACACCGCCTCGCCACTCGCCTGCCAATCGGCCACATCCTGGCCCAGGTTGAACGTCGCCTGCGTGGCCACGCAGCCGAAGGCCACCCGCTGCTGGATGGTCGCCGGCGTGCGGAAGCTGTACATGGCAAACGCCGGAATGTCATCCGCCATGGCGTAGCGCACTGCAACCCGGCTGGCCGTGCCGCCGCTGGTATAGGCGCCGCTTCCGCTCGATCCCACAAGCTCATAGGTGCCCGCAGCGACGTTCGCGATTACCCACACCCCGTTGGCCGCCACGTTGCCGCCCACGCTGCTGATTGCCACCACGTCGCCGTTCGCGTAGCCGTGGGCGCTCTGGCTAACCACAATCGGCGTAGCGTTTGTAGCGTTTGTGACTGCTCCACTGCCGGTCATCGCCTGGCCGTTCTGCCCAAATAGGGCGGTAAGAATCGGGTCGCAGGGCGGTACCGTGCCCGCCGTGCCACTGGTGGCCAGGCTGAGATCGATTGACCAGCTGCCCGCTTTGCGCCCCAGCACGCCGCGCGTGGCGCTGCGCGTGCCGGTTTTGTCCGGCCGCTGCAGCAGGGCCACCTGCGGGTTCAGCGAGGCCTGCTTGAACTGCAGGTAGTTCGCCACGGCCACTGTGGCGGTGCCGCCCGTGTTCGGAATCACCCGCGGGTCGGTCTGCTTCTGCAGGTAAATGCGCTCGTTGCGCGAAAGTGAAAATGCCATCGTTCCCCCTTGCCGCTATACCGCGGTGTCCACCTCGAATGTCATCCGCGCCGTGATGCCCTGCCGCCAATGCTCCCCGGCCATCTCCAGTTGCGCCCGCGCAATCGCCAGGTCGCCGTTGTACACCAGCGGCTCCGTGTAGGCCGCCTCCCATGCGTGATCGTTGAACACACGTACCAGCGTGTCTTCCACCGCGTCCACCAGGTCCTCGCTGTTCTGCACTGCGTTGCCTTTGCGCCAGCTCAGCCACACCTGGAACACCATCTGCACCTGGCCGCTAAACATCGCATGCTTGGTGAAATTGCGGTTCTGCGCGATCGTGCCGTACAGCACCGCCAGCGGGTAGCGCATCGCCGTGGTGGCTTCCACCTGATCCGGATGCACGAAACCCTCGAAGAACCGGTTTGCGCCGGGCGCGAAGTCCAGCAGCACCGGCGGCACGCCATAGCCCGGCGCCACCGCAGCCATGGTGGCGTTCCACCCCTGCTGCGGGTGCATCAGCCGTGCGCGCACGGCGTCGCGTACCGCCTTCGTGATCTTAGGCATTAGCTCTCCAGCACGTCGCGCGCGCGTTCCGCCGCGCGTGCGGCCAGTTCTTCCGTAATCATGCGCTTGTCTTCGGTACTCGCCCCCAGGAAGCGCCGCCGCGGCAGTCCCGTGCGCGGGTTGCCCTCATGATGGCCACTCGCCCGCTCTGCTTCCTGCCCATAGATACCAATCGACCCCTCCAGCGCGGATCTCACTTTCACCACCATTGCCCGGAGCATGTGGTTGCCGCTCCGCCCCATCAGGTCCACGAAGGGCCTGCCCAGGCTCCGCTTGAATTCGCCATAGCTATCGAATCGCACACCGCCGCCCGGCGTCGTCGCCCCGTTGCGGCCGAGTTTCGATGCCAGTCGCTTGGCCGACGCGCGCAGCACCTTGAAGTACTCCGCGCGGAACGTCGTCTTGTTGTCCCAGATTCTGTCCAGTTGCTGCTGTCGTGGCGCGAAAAGCTTCCCCCGCTGCGTGGATGGGTAGTGGTAGTACGGGCCGCGTTCCGAGTACGGCGCGAAGGACTTCCCCTCAAAGTCCAAGCCTTGCGCGGTCCGGTCCAGGATGCGGGTGCGCTGAGCCTCAAGGCTTTCGCGGATGTCGTCCTCGGTAACCTCCAGCGCCCGCTGGATATCCATCACCAGGCGTACCGGGTCGCCACCGGATGTAGTCCGGATCTGCACCGCGCTCTGCGCCATTTGTGGGGGGCCTCTACTTGATCGTGCGCCAGCGCTGAGGATTCTTGGGCCGCGGCAGGCCCTCTTCCACCGCCCGCTCCCAGCGATTCTTCGCCATCCATCGCGCAGCCGTTTCCGGGCTCATCGTGCCCCGGCGGAGCATGCCTTCGGCTGTCTTCTCGCGCCAGCTCTTCTCTTGCGCAATCATCCGCCGCTTGTGCTCTTCGATGCGCTCCAGGTCCTCGGCCGTCTTGGGCCTGTCGTCGAAGGCCTCCAGCCACGGAATGAAGGGCATCGAGCCCCAGTAGAGCGGCGAATCCAGGAAGGCGGCTTTGGCGGCTTCCCAGTCGCCTCGGCCACGGAAGGGCATCAGGTGCGCCCGCAGATCCTCGGGATGGTAGATCCCCAGTTCCAGAATCCGCAACGGGAATCCGAAAACCGGGTAGATGCCGTTCTTGCGCCGCTCTCTCATCGCTTCCCTATCTTGTTCAGAAGGTCGGCTTCGTCGGCAAGGGTACTTTCGTACCGCCACCAGGCCGCCCACATCTCGCCGCTGCCCGAGAGCACGGTCACTTCCAGTTCGCCCAGTGCACCGAAGCCCGTCCGCGACGTGCTCAGGATGCGCCCCACGGGGATTTCCGCCGCCAGCATCGCCCCCGCGCCGCCCTGCTCGGTAGCAAAGCCGAGCGCGGTGTAGAAGTTGCTCGAAAACGAGGAAACCGGCTGCAGGGCTACCTCCGCCTTCCCAAAGCCGCTCTCGTTGATCGGCAACGCGCGCGGCACTTCCTTCAGCCCCCGGAACGCGAAAACATTGGTGATGCCGCGCTCCCGGAACCATTCCTGGGTACTTTCGTACTGCGCGCGGTGGAAGGCCCGCAGGCCGTCCCCGTATTCCTTCATCAGCGCCCGCGCCGCCAGGCGCTCGGCCTTTGGGCGCGCGTCAAAGCCCCGCCAGTTTTTGAGCCCGAATTCGTGGCGCGCCGCTTCCTGCATCGCCAGCAGCAGCCCCGGAGTCTCTGGCGTATCGTAACCAACCGCCCAGGTTTTAATCATGCGGTCCACCGCGCCTTCGTGCGCAGTGCGGGCTCGCGCGGTATCGATTTCCAGATCCCGGAATCTCCCGTAGACTAGATCGTCGAACGACGCGTTACCCCGCAGCC